TGATTATATCGCGAAGAAAAACCTAACCGACACATCTGGTGGGGACCTCCCCCCATCAGACCTTCGTGTCGCTGGTGCAGTTGGAGATCGTGACATGAGCGAGGATATCATGCTTGTCCCCTCGATGAGTACGGCTATCCGCATTGGTATTACACTCACACGAGATGGAGCTGCTCGCTGGAACACAGAAAATACACCAACATGGATCGAAAATAACGACTTATTTAAACCACCTGATACACCTATCACGTACACAGATCCAACGGCGGCCGTCTATTCGGACACGTATTATGAGATTGATCCAGCTAACCCCGGAGATGCGACTAATCCTAATATGATCGCTAAAAAGCTCGATGAGAAGGTCGTTATGGGTATTCCGTACGGCCCATGTGTTGCGTATTGTCTCAAAAGTCGTCAAAATAGTGGTTTAGCGAGACCGGTTGATCCACAGGCACTCGGTGTTACATTCGACATTAATAATGCGAAGTGTAATTTCACTGAAGGGTTTTGTGATCGATATGGTATGGAGTACAGGAATAATGACTGTAAACCTTACCCGGGTATGGGTGTTGCTGAAGCCATATTCGGTAAAACGATTACACGAGGTACGGTGCGAACCTATAAGAGTTCTGTGGTGGATAACATCAATTCTGGTGATCCTGCGAGAGTTGTGTTAGGTCTGGCGTACGCAGGTAATCCGATGCTCATGGGTGCTGTAGCTGTTGGTACAGAAATTATTGGAGAAATATTGGACACGAAAGCTAAAAAATCACGTCCCGCTAAAAAGAGGTCCTGTAGCGACTACAACACGAGATATCGTGATGATGGGACAAGTTGTTGGTTAGATACGATCACGAAGAAATCATCTATAACGAAAAAGAAACCGTGTAGTGATTGGGAAAAGAAACACGGAAAATTACGCGACGACGGTACGAGCTGCTGGGCGGATACATTAGCTATAAAATCGTCTGTCACGATTAAGAAGCCTTGTAGTGATTGGGAGCATAAGCACGGAAGAGGTTTACGCGATGATGGTACGAGCTGCTGGCGTGATACAATTACCAAGAAAACCAGCTTCCCTGATAAGAAGTCGTGTGATAACTGGTCCCATAAACATGGTAAGGGATTGAGAGATGATGGTACGAGCTGTTGGCGTGATACGATAGTTAAGAAGAGTTCTATGGCCAAGAAACATTCGTGTAGTAAATGGGAAGGAAGTGGTAGCGGTAAATACCACAAATTGCGTGATGATGGTACGAGCTGCTGGGCGGATACGTATCCTAAAAAGAGTTCCATCGCCAAGAAATACTCATGTGATGGTCCAAATGGCGCGTGGAAATCTGAGAACTACAGGGATGACGGTCTCAGCTGCTGGAAGGATACATATGCGAAGAAATCTTCACCCGCGAAGAAATACAGCTGCAAAGCTCCCGAGCTCGGTGACGGTGTGAATGCACCTTACAGTGGAAGACTTCGCGACGATGGTACGAGCTGCTGGTTAGACGCTTATGGTAGAGGTGTTGGTGTTCTTCCCGGATGTGCGGCCGATGAAGAGAAAAAGGGTGCGCTCTGTTATCCTAAATGTAGGGATGGCTACAATTCATCGGCTCTCGAATGTGAAGGGTCATGCCCAGATGGGACCAGGAATTCCGGGTTCACGTGTATAGACTCCATACACGCGTATGTTCCAGGGAATAAGTCAGACAAGCCCTGGGATGAAGGCTTTTATCAAAGGGCTAATTGTCGCGCCGGATATAAAGATCGCGGTACAACGTGTAATGAAGAATGTAAACCCGGATTTACATTCCGTTCGGGTGCAGCCGGTTCGGCGTTTTGTGATAAGCCGCGTGGTCGGTATTCTCGTGTCGGAGATGAAAAACCCCTGCGGGTATGCCCAGCCGATAAACCCGACATGGACGCTGGTTTATGTTACAAGGCGTGTGATGAAGGATTTAAGGGTGTAGGTCCGATGTGTCACCCGGATTCAGGTGCAGGCATTAAGAAGACCTTATTTGATAGGTATTACTGCGGACCTAACTCGAACGGTGATGGTAATCGCAAAAACATCGCCGGTGTTTGCTGGGATAGGTGCAAGGATGGTGACAAGGATATCGGTGCCCTATGCGAACCCAAGGGTGGTCCGGGTATTAAGAAAACGCTCATGCAGCGTCAGTATTGTGGCCCGAGTTCGACGCGACCCGGTGAAAACCGTAAGAATATAGCGGGTGTTTGTTGGGATAAGTGCAGGGAGGGTGACAAGGATATAGGCGCTTTATGTGAACCTGGCAGTGGAATAGGTATTAAGAAAACACTCATGCAACGGCAATACTGTGGTCCTAACGCGAATGGAAAGGGTGACCGGAAACTCATAGCCGGTGTTTGCTGGGACCAATGCCCCAAAGTCGAAGACGTGGGTGTTAAGTATGATGATTTAGGAGCTTTGTGTAGTCCCAAGGGTGGTCCGGGTATCAAGGTACCTGTATGGGATCGTAATGTATGCGGTCCTAGCTCGTACCAGTCGTCTAAGTGTAAAACTGTAGCGAGTGGTGATGTGAATGGTACAGTTAACCTGTTGAACGCGAGTACGGATATTGATGAAACAACCTCATTTAGAAGTGGGGTCGGTAAGAGTAAGCTCATCAATAAGTTGAAAAGTGATGGGTTCACAGCCGAAGTGAAGCTCGATGTCGAACAAGCTCTCAATTGTCCCGAACGAAGGAAAAATGTAGCCGGTGTATGCTGGGACCAGTGTCCGCCATACGACTCGAATGACCCAACTGTCGGAAACAATATCAAATACACGGATATCGGCGCTTTATGCCACCCCGATGGTGGTCCCAAGATTAAGGTACCCGTATGGGATCGTGAAGTATGTGGACCCAAGGCGCATCAGCCTTCCAAGTGCACGGACATTGAAAATGGGAATGTACAGGCAACGTCTAAGCGCTTAAAAGATGTGAAGAAGGTTGATCTCGCGGGTAAATTGGAAACACAGGGTTTCACGGATGCAGTTAAGAGTGAGGTTAAGGAAGCACTGGGATGTCCCGAGCGCCGTAATAAGGTACTCGGTGTCTGCTGGGACGACTGTCCCGATGGCTACAAGCAGATAGGCGCACTTTGTGAACCCCCTGGCGGTCCGGGAATTAGAGTACCTGTAATGGATCGTGAGTATTGTGGTCCGAGTGCGTATCAGTCTACGAAGTGTAAGGACATATATGATGGTAATGTAGGTCCGACGGTTACTCGATTAAATGACGCGGGTAATAGTGCTCTCGCCAACCGGTTATCTGCAGATGGTTTCACAGATGCTGTTAAGAGTGAAGTTGAGACGGCCCTTGGCTGTCCCGAAAGAAGGAAAAAGGTACTCGGTGTATGTTGGGATAAGTGTCCCCGCGCGTCGGTACCCGAAAATAAGGAAGACTTCAGGGAAGCTAAGCGTGTATATGATTTAAACAAGCCTGCACATGATAAGGCGAAATTTGAGTATGAGCGTTGGAAGGAGATCATTGCAGGGGATGGTGCGAGTAAACCCGAACCACCACCTAGTATTAAGCGAGCGGCTCGCGGGCCAGCTGTATCTGAGCCCGGTGAAAATGCGGAGCAGAAGGCGGCTCGTCTTGAATATAATGAACTCGCGGCTGAATACAGGGGTATGAAGGATGAAATTTTACAGGCGTCTGGTGGTGACACGTGGATACCGGAGTTGATGATTGATGGGTTCGAAGGGGAAGGCACACCGATTTCCGAAAAGCGTGAAGCGCTTGGTGTCGTTTACGACGAACAGAGAGAGAAATTCGAACCCATGGCCGAGACGTACGAAGCTGAAAAGTTTGCCTATAAACGCAAAATCAATTACGGATACACGGATCTGGGTGCATTATGTGAACCGAAGGGTGGTAAAGATGACATCACAGGTGATGTCATCTTACCAGGTCCGAGAATTCATGTTCCCGCATGGGAGCGTGAGTATTGTGACCCAGGACAAAAGAACGTGCTCGGTATCTGTTGGGACAGCTGTCCTCCGGGGTACCGTGACGATGGTGCCACATGTAACAGTAACGCGGGATCTAAATCCGGTAACGCGGTTAGGAGTGCAATGGCAGGAGGTGGTTCGGGTATGATGTAATTAAATCTTAGTATATATAAACCGCGATGTCAGCCCTAGTAAAAGGAGTTGCGGGTAATCTCGTGGGGGATGCTGCATCCATCGCCGCCAAAAAAGCCGCGAAAGAAGCTGCTGAAAATGCTGCGAAGAAAGCCGCGAAGAAAGCTGCTAAGGAAGCCGCCGAAAAGGCTGCTAAGGAAGCCGCCGAAAAGGCTGCTAAGGAAGCTGCTGAAAAGGCTGCGAAGAAAGCCGCGAAGAAAGCTGCTGAAAAGGCTGCTAAGGAAGCCGCCGAAAAGGCTGCTAAGGAAGCTGGCGAGAAAGCTGCGAAGGAAGCCGCCGAAGCTGGCGCTACCAAGGCTGCCCAAAAAGCTGCTAGAGATGCCGCCGTCAAAAAAGCAATCAAAAAGGGTGTAAAGGTAGCCGCGGTTGTCGGTGGAGCTATGTACCTAAGCAATGAAATCGGGAAGGAAAATGAAAAGATAAAAGAGTGTGCGTCTGCATGCTTACCCATTAATTACGATGAATTAGCATACGGAGATTTAGAAAAATCCGATCTCGTATACGCCACGACCGAGCCTACAGATGACCAACCCGTGTGTTCGGAAGAGATTGAGGAAGACTGTGGTGAATATTGCACGAGTACATGTAAGGATATTCATAAAACTTCCTTATTTGATAAGGTTAGCGATGCCGCGGGACCATTGGGAGGTGTCGTCGATGCGGCCGGTGATGTCGCAGGTGATCTCGGTGGCGCGGTCACGGATGTTATGGGGGACGCCGTAGATGAAGCGTTAGAAGCGGCCGGTCTCCCCCCACTCACAGGTCCAGATGGATTACTCGCGAAGTTTGGAACCTATTTCAAAATTGGAGCCGCTGTATGCTGCTGCCTATGCATCGTATACATTTTGTTCATGTTTTTTTAGCTTAAAGCATATTATTCTTTATATACAAGAATGATACTTAGTATAGATGTCGGAATACGAAATCTAGCCATGTGTCAATTCGACGATACGTCCAACACAGTCATTCAGTGGGACGTATCGGGAATACCACCGGAACATAAAGATGGAATTTACGTCTCATTGCGTAAACACTTAGATGAGCGTCCATGGATACTCACGTGTGATACCATCCTCATCGAAAAGCAACCCGATCGCAACAAGAAAATGGTTTCTGTCATGCACTTCTTACACGCCTATTTCGTGATTAAGGCGCCAGAATCTGACACGATCATTTATGACGCGCGTTTCAAAATTCCTGACGTAGCGGGTCCAGGCCGTGCACAGTATCTCAAGCGCAAGAAGACTGCAATAGAACGGTGTCGAAAATTCTTGGAAACAACAGAAACGAATAAACACTGGTTACCTATGTTTGACGTTTCTAAAAAGAAAGATGATCTCGCGGATACAGTCATGCAGGCTATTAGTTTTACGAAACGTGTTGAACCTTTACCAAAATCTAAAAAGGTTGCGAACAAAAAATTAATTCCAAGAAAACCGAACGAGAATCAAAAAAGGACAAAGTATTCAAAATCGAACCTCGCATACATTTATAAAAACAAAGTTGAGTGTGAGTGCTTAGAAAATAATAAAAGATTTATGAAAGATCTCAAAAGATATTACCGTTCGTTAGATGACTTGATTAAAGAAATCGAACAATAATATATCATAATGAAAAAAGTATTGGATCATGGGTTTGTTGAACTTGTTGATCATATGCCTCAAGAAAATCTTGACAAGGCTATCGTTGACGGTGCACGAGTGAGTTACCAGACAGGTACTAAAACAACGCGTGGTGACCGGGGTCTCATCAGGTATCTCGTACGCAACTGGCACACGTCACCCCTAGAGCTCGTAGTCTTCAAGTTTCGCATTAAGGCACCCTTGTATATTGCCCGACAATGGCTGAGACATCGAACCGCATCGGTAAATGAAATGTCTGCCCGATATTCTATCGTCGACGAGGAGTATTACGAACCAGAAGTCCTTCGTGGACAATCCGCCGTGAATCATCAGGGTTCGGAAGGTGTTGTCGAACTTGACGACGAATTGAATCAGTCTCTATCTGATCAGTATAAACAGGCCTTCAAACTCTATGAGCAATTGCTTGAGAAGGGTGTTTGTAGGGAACAGGCGCGTGGTGTTCTGCCACAATCTACGTATACGTCTTTCGTGTGGAAAATGGATCTTCATAACCTCATGCATTTCCTTCAGCTAAGGATGGATCATCATGCACAAAAGGAGATTCGCGATTACGCCACGGCTATCTATGAACTCATTCAACCACTCGTACCCCTATCCATGGAAGCGTTTATGGACTTCAGGGTGAATGCGATGCAATTGACAGGCCCAGAGATTGAGGCAATCTCCAATGGAACCGTGATTGAATCTCCCGGTGAGAACCGCGAGTTCCAGGAAAAGCTAAAACGCTTAAAAATAAATGTCGACACAAAGTAAATGCTTGCCATAACGAACACAATGACCGTATTCGCCACTGAGAAGAGGAACAAGGGATTTAAGAGATTGAGTAAGAAGATCCAGAAGGAACGTGACACTGACGTGGAGAAGATCAAAGAGAAGTTCTCTGATATTTTCCGTGATGAGCAGAGCCGTTTGAAGGGGTACTTCGAGGAGCACAACAAGTTGGTCAGGAAGGAGGATAAGCCCAAGAAGAGTGGTAAGAAGTCTATCGACTTTTACGAAAAGTAAACCACAGGGTACAGAAAACAAAAAACATCGCTAAGGGAGGATTATCCCCAAACTTCTCAGCCAGTAGAGCACACACCACGCTGTACTGGACGAGCTTAATCTCCTGCTGTGTTTTGACCATTGATCGTTTCATAGAACCCCTTGACTTCTGAAGACCTGATACAGCTGTATTTATCTTGCTTATTGTTCCGGGTATCTCGGTCGTCTTCATGAATATATCCCCAACATCTACAGACTCTATGATCTGTTGTTGGATGAGTGGTTCCAAGTACGTGAAATAGTTAAATTCCGGATCCAGTTTAAGACATATACCCTCAATAGTCGAAAAGGCTTTGGCGAGGTATACGAAACTACTGGGTACGACGAATGGTTTTTCAACAGCGAGCTGTGCGGCGAGATCATCATTCACGATTCCAGAACCATCGAGGGTTTCTAAATATCCCAAAATAGTTTCAAAGAAGAGTTCGATATCCGAAACATCTGAAGATGTTGGAACAATCACACCCAGTTTAATGAGTGTATCCACGATACCAGCGGTATCTCGCATGATTATGAAACCAAACAGTTTTGTGAACCCGTCCCTGAGTTCTTCTGATAATGGTACAAGTAATCCGAAATCATAAAATACAAGTTGTCCTTTAGACGAGAACCCAAGATTTCCAGGGTGTGGGTCAGCGTGGAAGAGTCCGTTATCCATGGTTTGAATAATATACGAGTTAATCAAAGCTTCACAGATCTTCTTCTTATTCACTCTCTTATCTGTAATCTCAGTCAGTTTCGTAGACGGTACATATTCCATGACAATCATCTCATCATTCGAATACTTTTTGTACACCCTCGGAACTTTTACCCAATCAACCTCTTTCATACTTTTTCGAAACTTTATGGCATTGTTAATTTCTTGTTTGTAATCGGCTTCTCCCAATAGATACTCTATAGACTCATCGAGAACTGAACCAGAACTGTTCCCAGTGTCGAAACCTATATGCTCTAAAAAATGTACAATGTCGCGTATGGTATCCGTGTCTTCTTTCATGATATCCAAAATCCCCGGACGTTTTAATTTTACAACAACTTTTTGACCGTTTTGGAGTACAGCCATGTGGACCTGGCCGATACTCGCTGATTTAAATGGTACAGGATCAAATTCTTTGAAAATGTCATAGTTTACACTGGTATCGAATTCCACGGGAGGAACATTATCCTGAAGCGTTTCCAACTCTCTCGTAAATTCGGGTGGGTATAGATCCGCTCTCGTCGAAGCGATTTGTCCTAATTTTACAAATGTCGGTCCGAGTTCGAGGAGTTCATCCTTTGTCCATCGACCAAGTTCTGATTTATTCTGTACAGTGGCATTTTTCCATAGAAACTTACCCGCGAACTTCCAGGTTTTTACTTTCCTGGAAGCTGGCGCTGATAAATTTATTCCCAAACATAGCGCCATTGTAATATACGAGTATAAAAAATACAACGTATACATTACGTATGCCACTTCACTTCAATGCAACTGTTCACACACCGATGTATGAATACAATGACAAAAAATATATCCGTCTCACCGTACCGGATGCGACCGCCCGACGCGTAGAATATTTTCATGCACGGAAAGTACTTACCACGCGACACGTAGATAACCCCCTCGAAGGGAATGTTCTGACGATCAAGGTTCCGTTTAGATATAGACGTGTGATGTGTAAATATGAAGGTGCACCCGTCCAATCTCTTAACAAGGGTGATGACGTCGAAGTTGACACGGATTTCATGGGGTGTTGGAACATGGGCGAGTATAGTGGGTATTCATGGAAATTGTCCTACATAAAGTTAGTACACGCGAATACAGTATGAAACTTACCCGAACAGGGTATATTACAGTTGATACACCTGAAGTTAAAAAAGAATTAACGGTTCGTCCAATCGTTAATGCAGATTTCGGTCAAGCACCACCTTCGTTTAAGGTATTTCGAAAATCGAAATCTGGATTATGTGTACCGAGATTTTACGGCGAACAAAAATTCGGAACACCCAAAGAAGATAACAGACCCGATCCCGCTAAGATTAAAATAAAGTTCAATGGAAAGTTACGTGATGAAACGTTTCAGAATACTGCACTCTCCAAAGCTATCGAAGCTGGTCACGGTGTTCTTTCATTGCCATGTGGGTTCGGGAAGACGACCGTATCCCTGGCCATAGCGTGTAAGCTCGGTTATCGCACGATGATTGTCGTACACAAAGAATTTTTGGCGAATCAATGGAAGGAACGTATTCAACAGTTTTGCCCGGGAGCGACTATCGGAATGGTTCAACAGAATAAAAAAGAAACAGATTGCGATTTCGTAATTGCCATGCTTCAATCCTTATCCCTAAAAGAATATTCGTTCGGAGACTTTGACAGTATAGGAACGCTCATCGTGGATGAGGCCCATCACATATGCGCGAAAGTGTTTTCGCAATCACTCTTCAAAATGTGTCCGAAACACATTTATGGATTATCGGCAACACCTAACAGGAAGGATGGGCTCACGAAAGTGTTACACTGGTTTATGGGTCCCACATTCTTCTCAGTTGAACGAGAAAACCAGGAACAGGTGGATGTTTTCCCTCTTGAGTTTAAATGTGATCGGTACGAGGATCCTCCACCGTGTACACGTTTCGGGAAATTATCTTTAGCGACTATGGTTACGGAAGTTACAGAGATACCCGAAAGAAACCGTCTCATCTTGTCAACGATTAAGGATCTTTCAAAGACAACTCGACAGATTTTAGTTCTCAGTGACCGACGGTTCCATTGTGAGTATCTTCATGAAAAATTTAAAACGACATCGGGTTTGTACATGGGTGGTATGAAAGAAGCAGATCTCGCAGCATCTAGTAAAAAACAGATCATTTTTGCGACGTTCAGTCAGGCCCACGAAGGGTTGGATATTCCCACTCTCGACACAGTCATTCTCGCAACCCCAAAGTCTGATATCATTCAGTCTATCGGGCGCATCATGCGCGAGACTACCGGTAAGAAGAATAATCCGCGTATCTACGACGTGGTAGATCAATGGTCCGTATTTTTTGCCATGTACAACAAACGTCTCAGGGTATACAAACAGGGTGGGTTTAACATTTCGGGATATACGTCAGAAAAACCAAAACCAGACGCATTTTCGGTTGGAAAATGTCTCATACATATATAAGATGACCCGGTGTTCGACTGGAAGGGCCACACAGAAATACAGGGGAAATGGTACTGATCTGAGTGATATACTAGAAACACCCGGGGATATCATTTACGCGGACGCGGCCGTATCAGCCGAAAACCTCGTCATCAGTGGGACGACCGGTGACGTCCTTAAAGTTTCGGCATCGGGTATTCCCGAATGGGGTACCAGTACCAGTCAATGGATAACCTCGGGAGATGATATCTCCTATTCGTTAGGTCATGTTGGTATCGGAACAACATCACCCGACGCTAATCTTCATGTTACTGGAAACGCGTTCGTCAGCACAGACCTCGGCTTGGGTGGTACTCTAACGATGGGAAATGTTCTCGTCGAGGCACTACACGAACTCTCGGCTATCACGGCTACCGGTAACGTCACACCGCACGTTATAGAATTCACTAACCCTACGACAGGGCTGGTCACCACAGGTAACGTCGGCGTCAGAACGACGTCTCCGTTACAAACCTTGGAGGTAAACGGTAGTGTTGGTATTAACCACAATGGGGTTGGTGGATACACGTTTCACACAAGTACCGGTGCTTTAAGAGCCGGTATCCATTCCACGGGTGGTAACCATCTTCTATTCAAGGCTGGTTCTGATAATGAAAGAATGCGTCTACTCGCTGGCGGCCAACTTGGGATCGGGACATCTACACCTTCTAAGCCGTTAACCGTCGATGGAAATGTACATATTCCGTCGGGTTCGGATGCCAATTCCGGTTCGTTCCCCCAAAATTCGGTAACTCGTAGTATATACTTCGGGGGAATATCTCAATCCGGTTCAATGTATCAGTCTAAGACGGCGATCGTTTCAGCACCCTGGACACAATATGGCGGTACACAAAGTTGGGGTAGACACGGTTTACATTTTTGCGTTGATAGCGTCGCTGATAATGGTAATGTCGAACTGGGTCAAACAAAGATGTGTATCAATTATCTGGGTAACGTTGGAATAGGTTCGTGGAGTACACCCAATCCGTTACCAGAAACCATGGCATCTGTTCACGGAGGTAGAGTTCTTGAAGGTCGTGATGCATCGGGGTTCGAGTTTATCGCCGCTTCGAGTGATACGACTAACGCAAATGGTCAATTTAATGGTGCATTTTTAATTAAAAATATGGATACAGATGGTTCGGAACCACATTATGTTGGTATGGCTGGTAGGGGAAATTCTACTAATGGTAGCATGGACCTTTTATTTTATTCTGGACGCGATAATTACGAAAATAATACACCCCAGATGGTTATTGACCCGTCTGGTAATGTTGGGATCGGAACGTCTACACCTGGGTACACACTAGATGTCACAGGGGATATCAATTTTACAGGTAACCTCATACAAAATGGTTCGGCATACGGTTCATCTCCATGGACAACTACGGGGAATGATATTTCCTACACGACTGGTCGGGTTGGTGTAGGAACGATATCACCCGATGCAAACCTCCACGTCGAGGGTAACGTTTATATGTCATCGAACCTCGAAGTTGGTGGAGCGACTATATCAAGAACAGTATCCTACGATGTACCATCTGTCTCATGGGCTACGAGTATAGGTGGAACGAACTCCGATTATGGATATGGTATCGCTACGGATAGTAATGGGAATGTGTATGTGATTGGAAAATACTCCGGTACTGTCACTATCGGGTCTACAACATTAAACAGTGCGGGTTCTTCTGATGCATTCGTCGCCAAGTATGACACAAGTGGTACAGTTCAATGGGCTAAGAGTATAGGTGGAACGAGCTCTGATGCTGGCCAAGCTATCGCAACGGATAGTAATGGGAATGTGTATGTGATTGGATTCTACAATAATACTGCGACTTTCGCACCTGGTACGACCTTAACGACTGCGGGTTATACTGATACATTCGTCGCCAAGTATGACACAAGTGGTACAGTTCAATGGGCTGAGAGTATAGGTGGAACGTACTTCGATTATGGCCAAGCTATCGCAACGGATAGTGCAGGGAATGTGTATGTGACTGGATACTACAACGGTAGTGTCACTATCGGAACAATAACATTAACCAGTACGGGTTCTAATGATATATTCGTCGCCAAGTATAATACGAGTGGTACAGTTCAATGGGCTAAGAGTATAGGCGGAACGGACACCGATTATGGATATGGTATCGCTACGGATAGTAATGGGAATGTGTATGTGATTGGATTCTACGATAATACTGTGACTTTCGCACCTGGTACGACCTTAAACAGTACGGGTGGTGATGATGCATTCGTCGCCAAGTATGACACAAGTGGTACAGTTCAATGGGCTAAGAGTATAGGTGGAACGAGCTCTGACAACGGACGTGGTATCGCTACGGATAGTAATGGGAATGTGTATGTGACTGGAAAATACAGTACTACTGCGACTTTCGCACCTGGTACGACCTTAACCAGTGTGGGTTCTTCTGATGCATTCGTCGCCAAGTATAACACAAGTGGTACAGTTCAATGGGCTATGAGTATAGGTGGAACGAGCTCCGATTATGGCCAAGCTATCGCAACGGATAGTGCAGGGAATGTGTATGTGACTGGATACTACTCCGGTAGTGTCACTATCGGGTCTACAACATTAAACAGTGCTGGTTCTACTGATGCATTTGTCGCCAAGTATAACACAAGTGGTACAGTTCAATGGGCTATGAGTATAGGTGGAACGAGCCCCGATTATGGATATGGTATCGCTACGGATAGTGGTGGGAATGTGTATGTGACTGGATACTACCGTGGTAGTGTCACTATCGGGTCTACAACATTAAATAGTGTTGGGGGTTCTAATGATACATTCGTCGTCAAGTATTCCCCCCCAATTGCACTTCATATAAACAAAAGTGTAGACGTTACGGGGGATATCAATTTTACGGGTAACCTCACACAAAACGGTTCGGCTTACGGTGGTGGAGGTAGTGGTTCATCTCTATGGACAGAATCGAGTGGGGATATTCAAAGAAGCTCCGGAAACGTGGAGGTCGGTGTTGCCAACCTCTTCGTGAATACGACAACTAGTAGGGTTGGTGTCGGGACAGCGACACCCAACTACACACTAGATGTCGCTGGTGATCTCACGTGTTCGGGGACTATGAGACATAGAGCATTTGCGTTTTATGCGAGGGCTTCTGGTGGACAGATTGTAGCAAATAATGGTATATTATCCGATTCTAATTCAACAATAACTACAGAGTTTGATTATACCCCAGCTGGGACAGCTTCGTTCAATGGATTTCGTTCATCTGGTGGAGCAAGCAATAATCAAGGTACATATTTCGCACCCGTAGACGGGATATACCACGTATCGTGTAAAGTGAGACTTAATGATTCGAGTACCGCGCAACAGGAGATCCAGTGGTACATTAAGAGAACCAATGGGAACGAAGATCAGTGGGAAAGTTTTGAGATGTGGATATCACCTGCTGACGGTGGTGGTCGTAGAGCTACTATGAGCTCTACTATAGTCAAATTAGCAAAAGATGAAGGTATATTTCCCCGCGCTGACAACCCCACCACCTCTCTCAGTTCAGCGACGTTCGGTGGACACTTCTTAGGTACCTATTAAAAATTTTCCTCCAAAGTGCCTCCCACTTTGTAAGAAAAAACCTTCTACATAGTAGACATGGCTGCGAATGGTATCCTAAACTTTCGAGGGGCGAATAAAACTACATTCGTCGGTGCCTCGTCAAACATAGTGTTGGATAATGTCATATCCAGTTTAGGAATTGGTGTCGATGTCAATGGACCAACATCCAATTTACACGTTGTCGGGAACGCATACGTTTCTACAGACGTGACAATCGCAGGGAACATAGATTTTCAAACCATCACACAAAACGGAGCTCCTTTTAGTGGTGGCGGTAGTGGAACTTCACCGTGGGTAACTTCAGGGAATGATATTTCTTATTCGACTGGTAATGTTGCGGTCGATACGAATACTCTTTTTGTCGATTCTGTCAATAACAGGGTTGGGATCGGGACATTGACCCCGGCGACAGCCCTCGACGTTTCCGGAGGAACCGTGACAGCCAGCACATTCATAGGGTCTTTACAGGGGAACGCACAGAGTTCGGATCGATGGAGTACAGGGAGAACTTTATCCGTATCTGGAGCGGTTACAGGAACATCCAGTTTGATTAACGGAAATCAAAATTCTACGTTAGTAACGACACTCGCTAATCTAGATACAAGTAAAATCACGACTGGTATACTTCCAGTCACCCGTGGTGGTACTGGTGTCGCTACGAGTACGGGAACTGGAAGTGTCGTTCTTTCAAACGCACCGGCATTCACGGGGGATGCTACGTTTGATACGAACACACTCAAAATTGATTCGGTGAATAACCGGGTTGGGATTGCGACGACTACACCCGGGTACACGTTGGATGTTACGGGTGATGTCAATTTTACAGGTAACCTCACACAAGGTGGAAACCCATTCGGTGGCGGTGCTTTTTTAACCGACGGTACGAAAGCCTATTATACTGATGGACCTGTCGGTATTTCGAATGTAGAAGCTTTGACCACGCAAACACTCCAAGTGGGGGCGAATGTAGCGGTTAATGATACGGCGAGTGATAAGCTTACTGTCTCCGGAAATGTGTACGTGTCGAGAGCTTTGCGAGCGATCGATTTGGTTGAATCTTACGAAGTGCGAGCAAACTTCTTTACCGTAAAGAATATTGATATCAGGGCGGAACGCCCCAGGCAGGGTGGGATAGTATTATAACTTTTATAATATGTATCCATAATAGACATGAGTACTGGGTATACGGTGACAAGCCCAAACACGTCATATAGTTATGCGATACAGAGTGGTGACGGTGGTGTCGATGGTGCAGACTCGTGGAATCCAGATGAGTTCACAGCCGGTGATCAACACTATGGTAGTATAGCAGGTAGAGATGAGTTTTCGCAATTTGGAAGAGGTCTGGATACAGACTTTGAAGGGGGGCGTGTTGTCGCGGGTGGCCCTAATTATAATTCTGGTCAGGGGTACATACAGATTTATGATTGGTCAGAATCGTCTTCTACGTGGACATCTCTTCAACAGATAAATGGACCCGTTGCCGGTGGTTGGTTTGGCGAATCCGTTTCAATGGATTATGACGGGACACGGATCATAGTAGGCGCACCAAAATTATCCCGTGTATATGTGTACGATGTCGGTAGTAATGGTCAATTTACTCTCGCACAGACAATCACAGGTCAGGAAAGTTTCGGACATTGCGTTTCTATAGCGGGTGATCGAGCCGACCGTTTCGTTGTTGGTGCACCGTACGTAAATACTATATACGTGTTTGAACGACAGACAAATGGTCAATTCTGGCAAGTATATACAAATTCGGGGACGAATATGGTTAATGATGTACCGGTAAATCAGGGTGGGTCACAGCGTATAACATTATACCCTGAATTCAATGGGTATGGGTATTCGGTTAAAATGTCTGGTTTCGGCAACCATATTGTCGTCGGTGCACCCGGAACTGAAATAGCAGAAATTCAATCGAGTACACAAGCAGGAACAACGACACCCGGGCCGCGTTCACATAACTTAGGTGAACATATGACATCGACGACGGGGCCTCACTATACGGGCACGGTATCGTATTCATGCAATACACAATTCTCTGGAAATGGTGGCTGTGTTTCTGCATCTCACCCTTATTCAGTATATAATTATCCCCCGACGGGTACGAACAGTCTTAGGTATCCGGATAGTAATGGTAACATTCAACATTACGATAGGTCACCGTATGGGACAAATGCCTCCGGAATAAATGACGGGTTTACATTCCCAAATTTCCAGGTGGGTAACATACGTATACTCAGGTGCCCGGAAGGGGGTAGTTGGTCGAGTGGTGTTACTCAAATCGGATCAGATATAAAAGGACGTAACCCGGACGGGTATACGTACTTAAACAATTGGAATTGTATATATTCATCTTTTCCGGGGTTTGGTAAGTCTGTTGCTATATCTGTCGACGGAAAGCGCGTTTCCGCCGGTTCTCCGGGGTATAAGGATGTAAGTTATGATGCTCAAGTAGCTCACGGTGATTCGCGATATTTCATCTTTAACGAAGTTTCTAATACGTACGATGAACCCATGGCAGTTCGAGATACTGAAAATACACCTTCATTAGGTGGACCATGGTCATTCGTGAGAGAAAATCAAACATGGGCTTCGTGGAACATATCGATGAGTGAAGATGGGTCACGATTATTCGTCGGGAGTCGTGAAAGTTCGTACGCAATTATCCCGTACGATTTCTCGGGTACGACGTTTTACCCCGCGGGTCCAATAGTGCGGACCGGTGGCATGGGGGCCGGACCCGCCACTAATGTATTCGGTACGGCGGATCATACCCCGATCATCATCACGGGTTACGGGTATTTGAGTGGGTATAGAAGTGCCGCACATAATGGTGCCAGTTGTGTGATTGCACACCCTGCATACCCCGAGGGGTTTGGAAGAAGTGTGTATGCAGGTAGCACCACGCAGCCGGCTACGAGCAATGGTAAGGGGCGGGGTCTAATAGTTATATATCGTTACACGTTAACGAGTGTGTTTCGCGGGAACAGTTTATTTGAAGGGTATGTAAAATGTGACAATTTGACTGTGGGGTCTTCGGGTGGTTCTGTCGACCACGCGCGTATAAAATTTGGTGGTCGAAAAGGTGAAAACACCACCGAAGCAGCCACTACTATAGAATCGAGGTGGTTAGGTACTCACGATGCTGTATATACTGGTTCCACGACGGCTACGGGATACAAACACGATAACGAACTTTTGATTTCGAAATTCTATAGTGAACTTCATACACCCTTTGGTGACACGGTAAACGATGCTGATTGGAATAAACGTGACTTTTTTGGGGACCGTGTACGTATAAAATCACCTAAAATCGAATTTCAAATACAATCCGCACAATCACAACAAGGAAATCAAAAATACCGCGAATCTCCGTGTGTATCAATCACGGATATGAATAACCCGTTCGGTGGTGAACGTGGTATGACATACACTACTAATCTTATAGCAGACGAGCCGAGACAATTGGTCTCCATACGTACTGGAACTTCAAATTCGCGAGTACAGGCAGGTCTCCGTTTAATTGCCGGTTCGTCAGCTGGGTTTGTTGGTAGTGCGACTGGTTTGGCTAGTGCTATACCATCGGACGGTGACATGTATACGTTCGCACCCGGTAATGATGGTTGGTTACGACTTCTTTGTCCGGTAGGTCAGGGTCATTCCACAACATACCAAACGGAAACAAACCCGCAAAACACTTCTCAAACTATAACGTCTAATTATGCGGGTATGGCAGTAGGAAATTTATACGTAGCGGGGTCTATTTATGGACCCGGTAGCTCAAATATTGGCGGGGGTGGAGGTACTTCATTTACTGAAATAAATGTAAATTCTCATAATGTAGTTTCTGGATCGTGGACTCAAGCTAATAGTTCTTCTTGGGGGGTACCCAAGTTTAATGTGACACACAACGCGTATACATACAATGACGCACCGGGCTATAAACAATGGAATATACCGTCTGGTCATAAATCGGCTTATATTTCACATTTGTGTTGGAGTTCTGGTGGGTACGCAGATGTTCACGGTGTTCGGAGTGATGGTGCTCTCGTCTTCTTAAGAAGGATCAACACTCGTCAATCTGTTGAAAACACGAGTCATGGTGGTCAACACGATGGAAGTACGATCACGTTTATTGGGACCGCCCTCGATTCCTTTACGGCGATACGTATTACGAATATATTGGGTAGAATCCACCTGACTGGTTTGGCTTTCACTACGGAATATAACGTCGGAACAGAGGGTGTTGGTATGATTCATTCTTCGCAAATATCGGATCTCAGTTCAGTGAGTAGTGTCCCCGGTCCCACGGGTCCCCCTGGTACCGCTGGTCCTGCTGGTCCTAATGGTCCTACTGGTCCTGCTGGCCCCACTGGCCCCACTGGCCCCACTGGCTATGGGGGCCCTCCTGGTCCTACTGGTCCTGCTGGCCCCACTGGCCCCACTGGCCCCACTGGCCCCACTGGTCCTGCTGGTGGTCCTCCGGGTCCTCCGGGTCCTCCGGGTAGTGGTACTGCAATTACTAACCCGGTCGCTATCGGGACTGGGTCGGGAACGACTAATCAGTCAAGTCGCTCGGTCGCTATAGGGTATAATTCGGGAACGACTAATCAATCATATGATTCTGTTGCAATTGGAAGCCGTGCCGGTAACAGTGACCAAGGTTTGCGATCTGTTGCTATCGGTAATTACGCGGGTAGTAGTAACCAGGGAAGCTACGCGGTATCAATAGGATACATGGCTGCTAGGTATAATCAACCCACCAATTCGTTTTATGTAAGTGGAGCTAGCGTTCGGTCAGGTTCTGGAAGCACAATGTACTATAACACCGGCACAGGTGAAGTATACCGTGCTTCATCTGATGATCGTGTCAAACACGACGAAACTTACATCGCGAGTGCCACGAACAGTCTTTGTAAATTGAGACCACAGGAATACCTCAAACGCCAAAAGTTGGATATTAACGACCCAGAACAAGAATGGACGTATGAAGCCGGTCTCATGGCACAAGAAATCTATTATAGTGCCCCGGAACTCAGACACATTGTCAACGTGCCCGACGAAGCTGGTGATATTGATAACTATACACCGCCACCGAGCGATGATCCTACACAAGATCCAGATTATTCCGCGTGGGGAGATGCTGTGGCGTCGGTTGACTATATTCAACTCATACCATACCTCGTAAAAGCTACTCAAGAAATTGTCACGGAACTTCCAAGATCGAAGACTACCGTTTCAAACACATGGAATCAATTAATCACGGGGTTCGTCGTGAGTGCAAATACAGATAGACATAAAGCAGATGGAACCCCCATCGTGACACTTAGTAATGTAGCCATGGATAAGTCGTGGTACGGTATTGTTTCGGATAAGGTCACTGATACGAATGACTATGATACACTCATAGATACTAAAGGTGATACGCGGGTGTGGGTCACGGATGTAAACGGACCTCTCGAACCTGGAGATCTCTTGACCACCTCGAATGTCGCATTAGGTCACGTTCAGAAACAAGGTGATGATATTATTCGAAGTTATACAGTTGCTAAGATTACCCAAACGTGTGACTTTACAGAACCTATACACCGACCCAAGAAAATTCCTAGACGTGAACTTTCAAACGTAACATATTACACGAAGGATACATCATATCAAATAGCTGTCGACAAGTATGAAACTACACCATCGTCTAAGACACGTGTAGTCGAAAATGATATGTATTTTAAAGAAGATGAATATGCTTCTGTAACTTATTATCATGGTGATTTAGAAATCAGTGAGAGTAAGTATAATACACTCACAGATGATGTTAGATCGACTAAACAGTTATCAGAAATCACAGTTGATGCATATGATCTTCTAACAGATGAGGAAAAGACGACATACTTCCCGGGTGTAAAACGAACGTATTTCATGATATGCGAATCTAGATCAAAAACACAGATACCACAACACGATACACAAATTGTGGTTCAGGAAATGGTTGACGTACTCGACGAAAATGGTCAAATTGTATGGGAAGAAACAACTACAACAGAGCCTGTATACACTCTTGTTGATCACGGGGCATATAAAGCGGCTCTCGTAACGTGTAAAATTGTTTGATGCTTAAAGAATGTACAAACTATACAATCATGGATAATCTTATTCAAATCATTCCAGTTCTCAATGAAGATGAAGTAAATGCTTTGAATACGTATACCGATAAAAACCTTATATTTACCCGAAGTACAACGTTTAACGGTGAAGTTACAAAAATAGATTCGGGTCGAACGAGTACTGAATGTATTTTACCTGAAAATGAGGCTATTACCAAAATGGTACACGGAAAAATAAATGCAGCTCTCGACGAATATAAAAGAAAAATACTCCAAATACACCCGGGTTATAATAAACACCCACTACCTGGAGCCAATGACACATCGTCGTGGCGTGAATCCATACGTTTAATTCAATACACGAGGGGGCAGCACTACGGGTTTCATCACGATCAGGGAACGTTACAGGGGAGGGGTGAGTATCACCGACAAATTTCAGTCATTTTATATTTAACAGACGATTTTGAAGGTGGTGGAACGGCGTTTACACATAAAACATTTAAACCGAAAAAGGGAGAGGCAATCATATTCCCATCGAACTGGTGCTATCTTCATCAGGGAAATCCAGTAACCAGTGGGACGAAACGTGTGTTAGTTACCTGGTATTATGTAGATTCACGCGTATAAAATGTAACACGTGATGTTGTCACGCGGTACATTCATGATACTTACTTCTTAACAGAGTCCATCGCAGCGAGTGCGAGAACCCCGACGATGAAAAACATGACAACATAGTTGCATTCCGTGGTTTCATCGATTACGGGCTGAGCCTTCACAACCTTCTTCTCTGGTACTTTTTCGAAATTTTCATCCACGACTTCCCGCTTTCGGAAATTCGTAGGGATTTCGAGTGGGTCATCGAAATCTATAGGGGCATACCCTATCATTTATACTCTATGTTCACAAATTAATTTCAACCTTCTTCTTACGTCCACGCTTAGCTTTCGCCGCTGGCATTTTAACCTCCTTCACTTCATCATCCCCTTCATCGACAGCCCCACCTTCTGACACAATGTCAGAAATATCGTCACCATCATCGGGAACATCGGGGGTATACTCGACGGATTTCTGTATGGGTGTCGTGTTCATGGGTGGTGTTGGGGGCATCATGATACCTCCCATCAGGCTGGAAATGTCGAGACCGGGTCCCTTCATCTCATATTTTTCACCGTTGGACGCCGGAGGGGGTGTCTGGTTACCGTTGGCCATAGTATTCTGAACCGCACTCATCATATTGTTTACCAAATCAGGATTTTGTTTCATGACATCATTCATATTTGGCATGACCTGTTTGAACATACTGTTCGTGAGATGGAACATCATCGCACTTCCACCAAGCATCATGATGAGCTTGACTTCGGGAGCGATATTCATCTTCGTGCGGTACTTCACAAAAAGTTCTTCAAACACTTCATCATAATCATCTTGCGTCTCCATGACATTTTCAGACCAACCTTCGAGTTGAATATCGAATGGGTTATACCGTTTGTTCAAGAACTCTAAACCAGTGACACATGCAATCAACATACGTCGAGAGAATTTAACAGATTTATCAACCTCGATACTGTACGTAATGCGCTTCACTTCTGTTCGGAGTTCGTCCACGGGTGAATACGCATTCAGACGCTTGTTCACGTTAAACCCCCGCTTCTCTAATCGCCCGAGCTTGTTTACGAGGTCGGACTTCTCCTCATCGATCGTCTTATAACCAGGTGAAGGTGTATCTTCAGGTGGTTCCATTGGACCATAGTCCATACTGGGACCATTATCATATGGAGTTTCATCTACGTATTCTCCATGATCAACAGGCTCTTCCATCCGAGGGGGTGCTGGAATATTTTGCTTTACTGGATTCGCGAATGCGTCAACATCTTCTTGAAACCCTGTCGTAGGTTGAGGTTCGCGACCTTGCATTCTTTGTATGGTAGGTGGTGCGACTGTCCGTGGTCGTGTAAAATCTAATTGGATCTCATCCATCATGGCTTGTTCGTTATCATTTAACTTCATGACAGAGGTATCCCCTCTGTCCAGAATAATTTCACCGTCCATTACTCTGTATAATGAAACTAATCTTTTCTCTTTAACGCACTTAATAAAAAAATGTCAGTACATAGTACATGAAACTCGATAAAACTAATCGGTCGACACTCAAAGCTATCGCTATCACGATCATATTGATTTTGATTATCGCTGCATTATCGAAAGGTACGGTGAGTATGTACCAGCCCAAATCTATCAAGATCCAGCCTGTATCGGAGGAACCCCTCACTGGTCTTAAAAGCAGCGCGGAATGCCTGAATGACAGCGTATACTCCACGAGCCTCGGTGGTGTGTGCGGTGGCCAGAAACTCGTCCGCGACCATGCGAACTACAAAATCGTAGATTAGAAATATAGCCAACATACTCCATTTCCAGTTAAATTTATACCGAATTTTTAAGTGGATAATTTCTGTGTGTATTATAAATGGCTCTCGTTACAGCGCCTCAGCCGACCATCCCCGACTTTGAACATGAATATCACACAGTCGTTATCGACAATATATTCAATTATAAAAGTCAGACAACAAATACTGACACCGATTTTGTTATGCATTTACCTACTCCCTTAGAAAACGTAGTTCAGGCTCGTTTGTTAGCTGCCACATTTCGGACAGCAAATAGCGGTAGTGGTAGGTCCCAACGAGCTTTACATATAGGTATCGAAGAGCTTCGTACACACTTTTCACAAAGAGGGCAGGCAGAAGTGAACTTCGCAAGTGATCCTTCATCGGATACCATAGTAGATGCTAATAATCATCTTAATGGTATTTTTGGAACAGTTATTGGTCCGTGTGTGGCTCAGGAACCTGTTGGAGATGCAACACCGGTTAACACTGTCATAACATTTAAAGATGAGTACCCGATTATACAGAATTACCATAATCCCATTCGTCGAATTAGTCGTCTGACGTTTAACATTGATAGAGAAACTGGTGCAACGGCTGATATTAGTAACTCTGTAATGATTTTCCGTTTCATATGCAAGAAAAAGAACTTGATGTGATCGTTTCAGGGCGTTACGTGTATACAATTTAAAAAATACCATTATTATAATAAGTATGTCATCCGGAATCGTACAGCTCATAGCGGTCGGTGCTCAAGATGAACATATTATCGGAGACCCTGAAATTTCTTTTTTCACGTCGACGTTCAAAAGACACTCTAACTTTTCACAGTCTCTAGAGAAACAAACAATACAAGGGGCTGTGAAAAATAATTCCATGTCATCTATCCGGTTCGAACGAAACGGCGATTTACTTGGGTATACATACTTTACGCTCGATAATAACACTAACTCTGTGGATATTCAGGATTGGGGTAGGGTGATTGATAAGGTTGAGCTTCTTATCGGTGGACAGGTTATCGATGTCCAGGATCACGATTTCACTGAGAAGATTGCTATCGATACATATGCACAAAATGTTACTAAAAGTTCGAACGGTACACACCCAGGTGCGAGCGCCCGGTCGTATTTCTACCCACTTCGTTTCTTTTTTTGTGAAGGTCCCCAGTCCGCTATTCCACTCGTAGCTTTACAGTACCATACAGTCGATTTGAGAATTTATTGGGGTCCCGAAGCGAGTGATTATAACGTAGAAGCGTATGCAAACTATTACTATCTCGATAACGAAGAGCGGGGTATGATGACTTCACGTAAACATGATATTCTCATCACACAGGTACAGAAAAACATCCCATCCGGTGAACTCGTACAAGAGCTCATGTTCAATCACCCGGTCAAGTATATCGCATGCTCCAATACAAACTCAGAAAGTACACTCACATCGATTGATAATAAGATTAAGATGAGTATCAATGGCACTGATATAGGGGCGTATAAATTCGCGAAACCGCATTACGTCGATATCATGAGTTATTACCATACAAACTTCGTGACGTCACCCGATTTCTTTCTTCACTGTTTCTGTCTAAACACGAGTTCGCTTCAACCTTCGGGTTCACTCAACTTCAGTCGTTTAGATTCGGTTAAGATACACAGTGAGACGAAACCGTTAATCGACCCCATATATGGTGTAAACTATAACATTCTCAGGGTGAATAACGGTATGGCAGGGCTCATGTACGCGAATTAAAATGCGATACTATATTAATGCCGAAGAACTTGAGTACTATCGGTGGTGCCACGAAACTTCGGTTCGGTAAGAACTGTCGAGAAGATCAGGCGGAAAACTCGATCGTATTCAATGCGAGTGAAGAGAAAATAGATGCTACTGGTGCGAGTGGCGTGTACATCACTCCACTCGAATTAGCGTCCGAATTTGCTGGTGTCGGCACGGATGATACGACCAATACATTCGTCGCGTACAATCAAAGTACGCATCAACTTTTTAGGACACAAGTCCCTTTATCAGTGTCGGCACTTTCAGGTGCCGGAGGAAATAGTGGAGATTTGACTGTCACCGGAAACTTATACGTTTCCGGAAACGTAACATCGGTCGGTACGGTCGCAAACCTTCATGTGACTAATACGACAATCAAAGACGGACTCGTTGAAATAGGTACGAACAATACCGATTTAGCCACGTTTGATTTGGGACACATCTTCAACCGCGGACCGAACGGTTCGAACGTCGCCGTAGCCTATGATGCGAGCGTTGCGGAACTCGTTATCGGTTACACGGATGATAGCGCGATGGAGGTGACACAGGTCACAGTCAATGATGCTGAAACCATGAACGTTCACGTGTACGGTAAATTGTACGCAAACTCGAACATCGGGGCTGCGAATACAGCACCTGTACACACACTTTCAGTAGGTACGAATTGCTTCATCGAAGGTGACGGAAACCATTCAAACGTTATCGAAGCGCGCGGCAATACGTACACGACCGGGAACGTATACGTAGAAGGTGGTCTCATCACGAATACGGGTGGTGTCACTAAAAAGACATACAGTCACCAGGGTACGTACGCTACCAACGCCTCAGTCGCAGATGCCACACTCACGTTGACGTTTTCGCAACACGCGTTTTACGCTAAAATTGTCGCACAACTCCTCGATAATGTCGATACAGAGGTGAGTACGATGACCCTCGATATAGCCGGTGGTGAGCGTGGCGGTGATGCGACCCCGTTAGCTATTGCGATGGGACCCATGTCTATTTTTGGAAATACAAACACAAACCCGTGGAGTTCTGCAGTGACCGTAGCACCCACTACAGTTGCCATTAAACCCTCCTTAGCTATGTCTTCACCTGGTAATTACACGATTTTCGTCGAATACATTTCCCGTAATACGTCTGGTGAACTTGCGAGTTTGACCGTGGGTACGGGTACACCCATAGAATTCGGATACTAAATACACACTCTCTCCAAATGACCTGTTCGTCATTTGCAAAGATGTTTTTTATATAAGCTAACTATAGATGGCGCATACGAACGTCCAGTTAGTTTCAGGAAACCTCACCACAGGTGGAGATGATCCTACGTTTTTCATCGATCGGGTTAATAACAAAGTTGGAATAGGAGATGTACCTGACACGAGTGGTGACGATTCGTCAAACGTTTTACAAATTACCGGGAGTATGCTCGCAACAAAGTATCACGGTGATGGATCCAGTCTGACAGGTTTAAACGATTCTAAATGGCTTGAATATTCGGGTGACGCGTCTAAAATTTACTATAACGGTGGAAATGTCGGTATCGGAGAGGATAACCCAAATTACAAGTTACATGTAGCTGGCGACATTTACGCAACCGGTGACGTCACGGCATCTTCTGATAGACGCCTCAAAACAGATATCAAACGCATCGAAAACGCACTCGATAAGGTGTGTGCCATCGGAGGATACACGTATATGATGAACGATAAACCGTCCACGGGTCTCATCGCACAAGAGGTCCTAGAGGTTCTCCCTGAAGTCATACACGGTTCAGAAGAGACAAGTTACTCTCTCGCGTACGGGAACGTGATCGGGTTACTCGTCGAGGCTATCAAAGAACTCAAAGAAAAAATCGGTTAATATAAATGACGAGTTTAAACACCGTTTCGACATTGTTCGGTGGTACAGCACCTCACCGCCTCAAAGAATTATACGGAGTAGATTTCGCCGAGGGAGGAGCGGCACCCGAAGCGGGTGCTATTAATTTACTAGCCTTCACTGGTAAATCGCCAGTCTTATATGCATTCACCCAACACACATTTACCAGTGCGGGACAGAGTGGTCGAACGGGTCCAACGCTCGCGCAATGTAGAAATGCGTATACTGTCCCATGGGATACAAACACAAATTTTTTTAATGTGTCACAAGGTATTCAAGAATGGACTGTCCCGGGAACGGCGACGTATAGGATTGGAGCAAAAGGTGCACAAGGTGGAGGGGGTATTGGTGGTAAGGGTGCGTACATACAAGGGAATTTTTCGCTTACAAAGGGGGTGATCGTTAAAATACTCGTTGGTCAACAACCTGATACATATACAACAAACAATTCACCCGGTGGTGGAGGTACATTTGTAACTGTTAGTCCACACGATACGAATTCGGCTATATTAGTAGTCGCGGGTGGTGGTGGTGGGTCTTCCGATAACAATTATGGTGACGGAACTGGTGGTCATGGAACTACAGGTACTACTGGTGGGTATTCTAACGGCGTATCGACGACGACGGGTGGACCCGTGGCGAGTGCAGGTACACCCGGTTCAAATGGTTTAGCTGGTTCCGGTGAACCCAACATTACCGTTCAGTCAGGTGCTGGCTTTAGTGGAGATACCACAAACAACTTGTATTACAGCAATCCCTCGTACTTAAATAACTTTGCACATATTCTCAAGGCAAAAGCTTACGTTAATGGTGGCACTGGCGGGGTTATGAACCTCCGTGGTCCCGACGCCTATTCCCCGGACCCATATTGGCGTGGTGAAGGTGGTTTTGGTGGTGGTGGTGGTTCCGGAAGCACTGGTAATTACGGACCTATGGGTGGTGGTGGTGGATATTCGGGTGGAGCTTCAGGGTATAATGCATCACATGGTGGTGGTGGTGGTTCGTATAACAATGGTTCAAATAAAGTTGAAACGGCGGGTAGTTCTTCGGAAAGCAGTTATGGAAATGGCTATGTAACAATTACATTACTTTAATACATTACCTCACATAAAATGCATTACATTTTATCTAAGCTAATATAAATGGTCGCGACGACAAGCCATATATTTTCAGGGAAGGTCGACATCGCGAGTAACCTACAAGTTGGGTCCTCGCACTTGTTCGTCGATACCGAAAATAATAGGGTCGGTATAACCACGGCTAGTCCAGACGCGACTCTACACGTAAACGGTAACGTATACGCGACGAGGTTCGAAGGTGACGGTTCACTTCTCACGGGTATAGCCTCTAATCTCGAACAAATCACAAATAACGGAAATGTCACATCGAACGCGGTTCAGTTTACAAACCCCGATACGGGTATTATCACGACCGGTAATGTCGATGTCGGAAATAAACTTTCCGTGGCTAGTCTCACACCAGGAAGTGTACCGTATATAGACGGAGATAACACACTCACCGACTCTCATATCACTCAGGGTACGGATAAGGTCTCGATCACGTCTAACCTCGAAATTACAGGGAACATACTCGTGAGCGGAGAAACCTATAAAATCGATTCGCAATCCCTTGAAGTGAAAGATCGTATCGTCGGTATTGCGTATGATAACACGTTAAGTGGTGCCGATACGGGTATTCTCATGGAGTACCCCACGAAAAACATCGGTCTCATACACCACGGCGCATCGGGTAATCCCTACGCACAGGAATTCACGATCGGGTATACACAAAATACCGCGACCGATACCACAATACTAAATGACCCGGCCAATAAAATCACTGTGAACGTTCTAGGTGACCTCCACACACAAAATAACATGACTGTCGATTCGGGCGGGAGTTATTTCGGAGACGGTACGACCCTCACGGGTGTTGCCCTAGCGACTGACATGACAAGTAATGCTGCGCGTATCGCAAATATTGAAACTGTCAATGGGACACAAACTGGGTTGATAACGGGTTTACGAACCGATATGACTTCCAACGCATCTCGAATGACCACGTTAGAAACCGCAAATACAGTCCAAGCGGGATTAATTACGTCGATTAAATCCGACGTAACATCCAATACCACGCGTATTTCAACCCTCGAAGCAGCGAATACGGTTCAAGCTAGTCTGATTACTGCCATAGAGACTGATGTGACTGATAACGCTGCGCGTATCACGACCCTTGAAGCAGCGAATACTGTTCAAGCTGGTCTGATTACTGCCATAGAAGCCGATGTAACTGATAACGCTTCTAGAATCACGACCCTTGAAGCTGCGAATACAGTTCAAACTGGTCTGATTACTGCCATAGAGGCCGATGTAACTGATAACGCTGCGCGTATCACAACCCTCGAAGCGGCGAATACGGTTCAAACTGGTCTGATTACTGCCATAGAGGCCGATGTAACCGATAACGCTGCGCGTATCACAACCCTCGAAGCGGCGAATACGGTTCAAGCTAGTCTGATTACTGCCATAGAAACCGACGTTTCAGATAATGCCACGCGTATTACGAACCTCGATACAAGCCTGACTGACAACGCGTCTCGCGTCACTGCGTTAGAGGCAACGGACGCGGTGTATTCCGGTCTACTCACGGGTCTTAGAACGGACGTCGATGACAATGATACTCGGATCGTGTCTCTCGAAAGTGCCAATACGGTTCAGGCAGGTTTGATCACAGGTCTCCGGACAGATTTAGAAGATACATTCATCACGAAAACTTCTGATTCGACTATTATCAGTTCAAATCTCGAAGTGACAGGTAATATTTTCATGCGGGGTGATCGTTTCGTCGTCGAGTCGGAAACGACGTTGATCAATGATGCGATCATAGGAATCGCCAATAATAATACAGTATCTACGACTGACGTGGGTATTCTCATGCAGCGTCCCACCGCGAATGTCGCGCTCGTACACCATGGAGGGACAGATACGTTCACGATCGGGTATACACAAGATACACTCGAAGCGACCGATATAACGAACGATACGACGAACGAAATCAACGTGAATGTCCTCGGTCAATTGCATGTTCAGAACAATATGACGGTCGGTGCAGGTGGTAGTTATTATGGTGATGGGTCTACACTCACGGGCGTTGCTCTCGTGAGCGACGCTGCATCGAATGTCACGCGAATTGCGAATCTCGAAGCTTCTAACGTGGATATCTGGTCGAACCTCTATTCGAACGTGATACGAATAGAGACACTCGAAGATGCCAATACAGTCCAAGGGGGGTTGATCACCACCTTAACCAATGACCTTTCAGATAACGCTGGGCGTATTACGACCCTGGAAGATGCCAATACAGTCCAAGGGGTTTTGATCACCACCGTAACCAATGACCTTTCGGATAACGCTGGGCGTATTACGACCCTAGAAGATGCTAATACAGTCCAAGGGGTTTTGATCACCGCCGTAACCAGTGACCTTTCGGATAACGCTGGGCGTATCACAACCCTGGAAGATGCCAATACAGTCCAAGGGGTTTTGATCACCACCGTAACCAATGACCTTTCAGATAACGCTGGGCGTATCACGACCCTGGAAGATGCCAATACAGTCCAAGGGGTTTTGATCACCACCGTAACCAATGACCTTTCGGATAACGCTGGGCGTATCACGACCCTAGAAGATGCCAATACAGTCCAAGGGGTTTTGATCACCGCCGTAACCAATGACCTTTCAGATAACGCTGGGCGTATCACGACCCTGGAAGATGCTAATACAGTCCAAGGGGTTTTGATCACCACTTTAACCAATGACCTTTCAGATAACGCTGGGCGTATCACGACCCTGGAAGATGCTAATACAGTCCAAGGGGTTTTGATCACCACTTTAACCAATGACCTTTCGGATAACGCTGCGCGTATCGCGGTCCTTGATACGGATATGACTTCCAATTCTGGGCGCATCGACGCATTAGAACCACGCGTGACGAACCTCGAAGCTTCGAATGTCGATATTTGGTCAAACCTAGCCTTACTCACACTTGATGATGTCGTTAATGTCAATAACGCGACATCGAATACGGTTCGGTTCACGAACGCGACCACTTCACTCACAGCCTCGGGAAATGTTACGGTTTCCGGGAACGTCACATCGACTACAGCCTTAATAAGTAATGCGGCTACATTAGGAACCACGAAAGAGTTTGTCGTGACGGCGAGTGGTGGTGTCTTTTATATCGATGGGGTTCAACAACCTTCACTTGAATTACACCAAAATCAGACGTATCTTTTTGATTTGACAAATCCCGGGACCTCACACCCTTTTAGATTGTCGACGACGAGTGATGGTACACACGGTGGTGGCTCAGAATATACCACGGGTACAGATTACACGAGTGTTGCCAATCACCTAAAGTTCACGGTTCCACCCGGAGCTCCTTCAACGCTCTATTACTACTGCACCATTCACTCTGGTATGGGTGGTAGTATGAGTGTTTCCCCAACCGCGGAACTCATCGTATCGGGGCGCGTGGTCGCTTCCGGGAACGTAGAAGCTTCTAGTTTCAAGGGTGACGGCTCTCAACTCACCAATATCGCATCGAATTTACAGGCAATCACGGATAACGGTAACGTTACGTCGAACACAGTCCAGTTTACAAACACGGGGACGAGTCTCGTGGCTTCGGGTACGGTGGAAGCTGTTTCGTTCGTTGGTAGTGGGTCACAATTGACCGATATCGCATCGAACCTCGAACAGATCGTAAATAACGGTAATGTCACGTCTAACACGATTTTACTCACTGATGCGACAACTGGTTTAGTGGCGACTGGTAACGTAGAAGCCCTTAAATTTATCGGTGACGGTTCGGAATTAACGAATATCGCATCGAACCTCGAACAAATCGCAAATAACGGTAATGTCACGTCTAACACGATTTTACTCACTGATGCGACAACTGGTTTAGTGGCGACTGGTAACGTACACGCGTTGAAATTCATCGGTGACGGTTCGGCTTTGTCAAATCTACCGACGGCCGGTGTTTGGCAGGAAAAGGGTGATGGTGAAATCTACTTCACAGCGAGTAACGTCGGTATTTCAAATGCCGATCCGGGACACAATTTGAGTGTTGGCTCGAACCTTTATGTGGATGATGATGGGTCTAACGTTCTCGTGGTCACGGGTAATGTGAAGGCTGACTACTTCTCGGGTGACGGAAGTCTCTTAACGAACCTCCCGAGTGGGTCAGGTGGTGTTTGGAGTACAAACGGGGATGGTGAAATCTATTTCATAAACAGTAACGTGGGTATTTCGAACGCTGACCCGGGTCACAACTTGAGTGTTGGGTCTAATTTGTATGTAGATGATGATGGGTCAAACGTTCTCGTGGTCACGGGTAATGTAAAAGCTGATTACTTCTCGGGTGACGGAAGTCTCTTGACGAACCTCCCATCCGGGTCAGGTGGTGTTTGGAGCACGAATGGAGATGGTGAAATCTATTTCATAAACAGTAACGTGGGTATTTCGAACGCTGACCCGGGTCACAACTTGAGTGTTGGGTCTAATCTGTATGTAGACGATGATGGATCCAACGTTCTCGTGATTGATGGAAACCTCACAGCCGAGTCCATGACCCTCGGTGGAATTGGTATCGTTCCATCGTACCCCCTAAGCTCTGTGACCGATACGGGGAACACCACCCCACACACGATTGAGTTTACGAACGCTGAGACGGGTCTTGTCGTCAGTAGTAATATCGTCGTCACAGGGAACGTGACCGCGGGGTATCTCTACGGTGACGCGAGTAACGTAACTGGTATCGCGTCGAACCTTCACCAAATTGTTGAAAACGGAAACGTGACTTCGAACACGGTTCAGTTTTCGAATGCGACTACAGGCCTGGTGACCACTGCGAATGTCTCTGTCGGAAAGGACTTGACTGTCAGTGGGAACGTTTCAGACTTGAACGTGGTTTCTAACGTGAACATGCTCCACACCTCGAACACAGCCTCCATCAAGTTGAACTCAAACGTGGTCACGGAGTTTCCTCGGTCCAAGAAACTCATCAAGTACCCGAGGGTGGCTTTGACCCAAAATGCTTTGAATAATGGATATACTATTGTTCAAAGTCCTGCTAGCACAAATACAACCGAAACACGAAAAGCTTGGAGTTTATTTAATGGTGTTACTGTTGGTGGAGGTGGTAACACATATCATGGCAATGACGGAACTGTTCAATGGGATGTGAGTGGAAACTATACTGGAAGTGAATCTCTTGGAGGAGTAGATGGAGTCTGGCTTTATATTCATCTCCCCGTGAAAATATGTTTAGAATTTGTTAAATTAACGAGTAGAGCAGCACTAGCTCAGCGTGCACCAAGATCTGGAACATTTTTAGGATCTAATGATGGTTTGAATTGGACAATTTTAAGTTCATTCAGTGATACCATTCTTGTAGATCCGGCTGGGACGAGCTCCCCCGAATATACATACACGTATGATGTCAATTCGATAACAAAATATGAATATATTGGTTTCGTTATAGAAAGAGTAGGAGTTAGTTATCCAAACTTTGAAGAGCTTGAACTCTACGGCATCCCCGAATACGACCCCGAGGCTGACGGTGTGGACGTGGTTGTCAAGTCAGTTCCCAACGTTCCCAACACGGATTGGTTAGAGGTCTACTATGATGCGAAGGACTTGGTGGATGGCTCTACTACAGTTAACGATCTCAAACCAACGGGAACTGCTAATAATGGTGTGGCTAACGGAAATTTATCTGTATCGGACGGGGCTTTTACATTCGACGGATCGGGGGATTATATATCCTCAACGGTTACAACAACAACGGGTGCGTTTACTCATACATTTGCATTTTGGATGAATATTCCTTCATCAGCTTCCACCACTTCATCGTTAGTCGGTTTCGGTACGAGTAGTTCGGATGAGGCTTCGGCGATACGTTTCGATGGGGCGGAAAAATTTAGATGGTATTTCTGGGGTAATGATATTAAATTTACCACACCCAATGTACGGGATAAATGGGTACACGTAGTTGCTACATATGATGGAGGTAACGATAGTGGTTTAACAGTTGGTAATGTTGGTGTGAATAGGAAAATTTTCATAAATACAAAAGAAACAACAGTAATTGAAAATGTCAGTGGTGGCGCCGGTTCTGATGCTCTCAATCTTCTCTCAACATCATATGTATTCAAGGTTGGGTCTGACCTGTCGAACGGTAATACTTTGACTGGTAAAATCGCAAACGTCCGCCTCTTCAACCGGGTCCTGACCCAAGATGAAATCTACCAACTCTACGCCTACCAGAAGGAATATTTCGGGCGCGGGGTGTTGGGGATGACCCTCAAGGCGGGGCGCCTAGGAATTGGAACCTCGGAGCCTAGGGTGGCTTTAGATGTGCAGGGGGACGTGATTGCTAGAGGGTTACGAGAAGACGCTGGTCGTGACTATATATTGGGTTTGGCACCTAATATATGGTCGGTTGGTGGTGATTCCAACGATAGAATAACCAGTGGTGCAATTAACTTGGGTCCGCATACATTCATTCAAAAAGTCAATGGAAGGTCGGTATGGACTATGGGTGCCCAGGATACTTATGTAGATATAATGAGTGTAATTAGTAGAACTGATACCACAGTAACACAGGCTATTGCGCTTGGATTATCGATGGGTGTACAGAAAGCTGGTGTTCTGGCCAATCAAATAAAAGGGGGGACAAATACTGGACACACAAACCATACTATATCGTACAATGCGAGTAAAAATATATCGTATGATAATTTCTCTCCAAGTGGGGGAGGGATAACAACCACAAGCACCTTAGATATGTCGAAAGAAAGTATCCTTGTCGTTCGACGAAATGGGAATACAGCATCTTTTTGGTATAACGGGGTAAAATTTGAAGAAATCTCGTATACTGAAACTTTTAGCGGTACTACCCCCGATAGAACTAGGTTAGGTGCTCGCGACTTAGTAGCTGTATTTAACAATACACCAATAGGTTTAGGGTTCGGCGCTTATGCGGCATGGGAACGGGCACTCACAGACATTGAAATACGTTACCTCACATATGATAAGATGACCTCGATATAAATACCACTCTATGAGCAACCTGATCACTAAATAAATTTTCCTCCAAAGTGCCTCCCACTTTGCAGGAAAAAGAGTTCCAAGTCCTACGGACTTGTCCCGTACCAAGTGACTCCGTCACTTAAAAAAACCTCCCCAAATAGTAGATATGAACGGAAACGATACGTTCTTGGATGTGAACGATGCCCACCTCAGGGTGACGAGTGGGAATGTGTACGCATCGGCGTTCAACCTCGACCAGATCGATATCGTGATGAGTTCGAACACAGCATCTACCGTGAATTTCAATAATCCCACAAAAGCCTTCAACGCAGCCTCGAACATCGAGGTGGGTACGGCGAACCTGTTTGTGGATACGACCACAACGAGGGTTGGTGTGGGGACGGCGAGCCCGGCGACGACCCTCGATGTCGCTGGTGACTTGAACGTCAGCGGTAACCTGACCATTATCGGTACGAGAACAACACTTGACACGGAACATCTCACAGTTAAAGACCCCATCATAGAACTCGGTAAAGGTAACACAGCCTCACCCGTCGTAGACCTCGGTCTCGTGATGACACGCCCATCGGGGTCCAGTAACGTCGGTATAATCTTTGATGAATCTGCGGGTAGACTCGAAATTGGGTACACACAAGGTAACGCATCGGATTCGACAATCACTATGGACTCAGCGCCCTTGAGTGTCAATGTGAATGGGACCATATCCGGAAACGGTTCGGGGCTTACAGCTCTAAACGCGGCAGCAACCCTCACAACCCCTAGAACTATCGGGGGTGTAAACTTCGACGGGTCGGCGGATATCGTACCCACAACCTTTGGGGCCGCAACCTTCGATACGGATACTCTCGTCGTCGATGCCACAAACGATAGGGTGGGGGTGGGGACGGTGTCCCCAGACAGGAATTTTCATGTATTAGGTACGTCTAGATTTGATGGTGAAGTTGAATGGTACAAGGTCGGAGAAAGAACATCACATGCGAATTATGGTTCGAATAGAGATTGGTACATTCGTTCGGGTAGTACGGCTGGTAAAGTCATCATTCAAGATGGTGGTGGCAACGTCGGCATCGGGACGACGAGTCCGAAGACCAATTTTCATGTAGGCCAGCAGTTAAGTGCCGCCAACGGAAATACGATACCGGCAGCCGGCTTGGGAATATCGGCAGATTTTCCAAGTAGTACTCATGCGTGGTTTGCTAACAGGGTCAATGCAACTGGTGATGATTATTGGGGTTTAGCTGTCGGTACCATATACACCGGTTCATCTTATCTTCAAAACTTAAATAAAAACACAGGAACATATTATGACATTCTTCTCCAACCAAACGGTGGAAATGTGGGTATAGGGACGACGAGTCCGGCTAAAAAATTACACGTCGAACATTATGGAAGTGCTATTGGCGATTTCGAAGGTATACGAATAGCGAATCATGCATCACTTTTACACGCTACAGTTCGGCCTGCATACGAATTTGTGGTGAGTGATATCGCCGCTGGTACAGGAATAGGAAACGGTAAGTTTGCCATAGGATATCGTGCTACCACGTCAGCATCGAGAACTGATAGACTCGTGATAGATAATTCCGGCAACGTCGGTATCGGGACAGTCGATCCCAAATCTGTTCTTCACGTGAGTGGAGACACACCTAAACTCGCTATAGCTGATAACACCGAAGATGACTGTGATGTGAACGGTTTTTCAACCGGTATAATGTTTGTAGATAATACCTGGAATGGGTCCATGTTATATTCACAAAATCCCGCGGCTGGAATGGGTTTTTATTTAGGCCATTTCTCGTCTTCAAGCAAAGAAGTTAATATGAAGAATTTAACTGGAGAATTATCATTTGGCACAAGGAATGAACATCAGGCTATGTATATTGATAACGACGGCAACGTCGGCATCGGGACGACGAGTCCAAATTGGCCCCTGGAAGTGTCAGCAGGGAACGATTCTATTACGTATTATGGACCCAATTCATCATGGTCCAGTTATTTAGCCGTAGGAGCTGCTAGTGATAAAACTATAACAAATAATACTGCTATTGCGCAATGCATAAGCACGAATGGTAACTTACATTTAGACGCTGCGGCCACTAGGGATATTTACATGAATCATTACAGTGGTGCTTATATAAGACATAATGGATCAGGTCTATATTCTGATGACCGCCTGAAAAGTGAAGAGGAACCGATTACCAACGCAACGGATACATTACTTAAACTCAGTCCCCAAAAATACACAAAGGCGCGCTCACTTCGTGAAGGTGAAACGCGTGACCCGTTCACTGAAACTGGTCTCATAGCACAAGATATATGGTATGACACCCCAGAACTGAGGCATCTGGTTCAATTGGGTGCTGATGCTAACCCGGTAGATACTAAACCGGAAGCACCTGTAGATGGAGATATTCAACAAGACCCCGATTATTCGAGTTGGGGACCTAACGAAGCCTCTGTAAATTATGATGGTCTCATAGCATACCTCATCAAATCAAATCAAGAGTTACATGCTAGAATACAAGCTCTCGAAAATGCCTAAAGTGGCTTTTCCCAGTTTAAAAAAACCTCCATTCATACTAGACGAGAGCATGCCGATTTACTCACCGACAGGCTTCCTCGATATTACGAATGCGACACTCAGGACCTCGAACCTCGAGGCCCAGAACTTCAAGTTAAACGGTGGAAATATCTATGTCACGTCGGAACTCACCACGGATGAGCTCCTAAATCTCGATAATGTCGTGAACGCCGGGAACGCCACCTCCAACACGGTCCAGTTTACGAATTTGACCACAGGACTCGTCGCCGACAGTAACATTGTCGTCACGGGGAATGTCACGGCAGGTTCGTTCTTGGGTGACGGTTCGGGACTCACATCTATCCCTCCATCGGCAATCACGGGGACGCTCAGTCAGTGGTCGGACGGTACGAACAGTGACGTCTACATCGCGAGTAACGTCGGGATCGGGAACGTACACACCCTCACCAGTAACACGCTTCAAGTCGGTGCGAACCTCTACGTTCGTGACGCGGATGCGAACGTACTCACGGTCACGGGGAACGTCGCCGCGGACTACTTCGAGGGTGACGGGAGTAAACTCACAGGTATTTCGTCAACACTCCAAGCGATCACAGATTCTGGTAATGTTACATCCAATACGGTTCAGTTTTCGAACGCAACAACCGGGTTCGTCACCACCTCGAACATCGAGGTCGGGGGTGCGCTCAAAATCAATACCATCACGGCAGCTGCGTACCACTCACTTCAAGCGGTCACGAATGTTGGGAACGTCACATCCAACACGGTTCAGTTTTCGAATGCGACTACAGGTCTCGTGACCACGGGGAATGTGGAGGTGGGGAGGGACTTGAGCGTCACAGGTAATCTCACCGTACTCGGTACGAGAACCATAGTCGATACGGATACGTTGAGGGTTAAAGATCCGATCATTGAACTCGGGAAAGATAATCCGGGAACCGGGGACCTCGGACTCGTGATGACACGCCCCTCAGGGTCCAGTAACGTCGGTATAATCTTTGACGAATCTGAGAGTACACTCGAGATTGGGTACACACAAGGTAGCGCATCGGATACGGATATCACGATGCGAACGGCAGCTACAGAACCCCTAGATGTCAATGTGAATGGGAACGTCTCTGTGGGGAAAGAGTTGACTGTCAGTGGGAACGTCGCAGTCGACACGGATACCCTTTTTGTCGATTCTGTGAATGATAGGGTGGGGGTGGGGACGACTGGTCCACAATCACTTTTACACGTTGATGGAGATGTGCGTATGAAGACTCTTTCCACAAACGCCATTGGTAAAATAACACCAGTGTATGCGAGAGGTACGGGTAATAATAATGTCGCAAATCGTATTGTGAAGATTGGAGATACACAGGTTGTGAGTAATGCTAGTAGGGGACTCACACTCACTATCATCAATGCGTCGACACATGCACATGTGAGTAGCACAGATTACGATACATATAGCGGTACTCCAACTTTCTCGGATAACCTCGCATCAGCCCTCGAAGCCATGACAGATGCACAAATCGGTATACTTACGTCCGCAGACGCATTCGAGACTATGTCAGCAAATCTCGTCACAGCAGCATTAAAACTAGGTTTAACGCGTCTCGCTGGGGCTAAAGGTGATGGGAGCAGACACCCATACGTGGCTATTTTTTACGGTGCAGGTGCGTCTGGTAATGCAGGTAATCACGCGATAGAGGTTTTGAAAACAGATAATGGCTCCGGCGCCTATGCGACTTTATCAACTTTTTTGGTAGATGATTCTTTTATGGGACAGACGGTGACGAACGCACTCTACACGGGTACGGGAGATTCTACGTCGCCAAGTGTTTTTGTTAATAGATACGGCAACGTCGGGATTGGGGAGGCGAATCCGGTTAAAATGTTACACACGAAAGGGGAAGTAGTTGTTGGGACAGATGCGGATAATTATACGAATCAAAAAGGGTCCCTTTATTTTATACGGGGTATTGGGCGTGTTAATAATGGTTTCAGTGATCGTCACCATTATATTTCAACAAGAACTGACGGTCCATCAAATAATGGAAATGGTAATAATATGACTTTTCATATTGATGATGGAACGACCACCACTGGTACATCACATACCACACCCCTGAAACTCACTGGTGGTGGTGGTGTACAAATTGGTGTATCTGGTACAAACGTTAAGAATCAAGTGTATAAACGCGTGACAGTTGGATCAGCTACGAGTGGTACTAATTACGCATTGGGTATTGCGTTTACATATGGATTTACAGCTTCATCTACCGATAAACTCGTCATCACAGCGACTTCTATGAACGTTGGAAATTACAATGATACTATAGGACTCGCAATAGATAATATAAGCACCACGGGTGCTGAAATAAACGCTGTTCGAATAGATTCATCATCTGGTTGGGGACAGGCGTTAATCGCAGGTGTACATATAGTCGAATTATTTTAAAAACCCTACTTTGTAAGAAAGTGTAAAGCACAAGTGACTTCGTCACTTAAAAAAACCTCCCCAAATAGTAGAAATGACCGCGAATGGTCAACTTGTATTCACGGACGTGGATAAGGTCACGTTCAAGGGGGTCGGTAACACATCGAACGCCGTGATTGACACGACCACTGGGAAGATTGGGGTCGGGGTTGATAGCCCAGACGCCAACCTCCACGTTCTCGGGAACTGTTTCGTCAGTACGAACTTCGAACTCGGGGGGACCATGACCATGGGCACGGTAACAGTCAGGGCACAACACGAACTCTCGGCCATCACTGCCACGGGGAACACCACACCACACACAGTGGAGTTCCAAAACGCTGAGACGGGGCTCGTGACCACGGGGAACGTCTCTGTAGGTAAGGACTTGACTGTCAGTGGGAACGTCGCAGTCGACACGGATACCATTTTTGTCGATTCTGTGAATAATAGGGTTGGGGTGGGGACGTCTACACCCGATGAAACACTTTCAATATACAAGGAAGATACGACAGCGGCTGGTCAGACTGTGATATCGTCGATTACCGGTGTCTTCTCGGGAAGTGATGCTGCTACTGGAGGTAACATCAATAATAGGGGTTTATACATAAACTTAGATTCATCTGCGACTGGTGGCACCGCAACTAACACAGAAGAACATAGAGTTTGGGGTATCGATGTTGACATTGATGTCACTGGTGACAGTGATGACATAAAGGGTGGCAGGTTCCTGGTTAGGTCTGAAATGGCCGAAAATGGATCAGATCAAAACACTAATATATATGGAATTGACGCACAAGGGCAGCATAATGGATCCGGACCCGCCACGAATCTGATCGGTGTAAATGCCAGATCCCTTAAGGGTTCAAATAGCACCGGTTTGACGGATACGATGGTAGGTGTCCAGGCTGAATATGAGATAAATGCCGGTACGTGTACAGACGCATACGGTGTGTGGGCACGGTTTGACAGGAATGGAGGAGCTGTGTCAAACTCATACTTATTATATGGAGATCATTCGGGTAGTGCGACAACCATCACCAACAACTATGGTCTATACGTGACCGGCACCGATAAACACTATCTCGAAGGCAACGTCGGTTTCGGGACGACAAGTCCAAGTAAGACTCTAGATATTGGCTTCGCGGATGGTGGTTCTCCCGGAATCCGTTTTACGCACACTAATACGGGTGGTATAGATCGAAAAACTAGTGGTCATGAGGCGTATTATACAGGTTTAGAGGCAGTCATAGAGCGATACGCTGACAAGGATGTTCGTTATACAGGTGGTAATTCCCCTGAAGTGACACACCGAATAAATTTAGGGTATAGTGATAGTTATACGGATAGCTCTGGTTTCTTTCCACAACATCACGAGATGCACTTCGAGGTCATGAATAAGGTCAATGATGCAACCAGTGCAGCAACACTTAATCGCATCATGACCCTGAGAGGTAACGGCAACGTCGGCATAGGAATTACAACTCCAAGCGCACCTTTAGACGTTCGAGGGGTGGATAATCCAGACATGATGGCCATGTTTAAGACTGTTAGTGCTGCGATGAAATTTCACACAGGTCAGGGAGGAACAAGTAATAATTGGAAAGATACCAATATCAGTTTATCAGGGGGTTCTGGTGGAGGTGCGATACTTTTCTGTTTTACGATGAATAATAGTAGTGGTGATCGTTCTGGGGCGATTTTATATTTCATAAGGAAATCACATACAGCCGATGGAACTACTAACGGTGATTGGAACAACGATAGCTCATCAGTTTTTAAAATTACAGGGTTAACTGGAGGGGGGGCTGCAACTTCTCTAGATTTTCAGAGAAATGGTAACAAACTCGAATATAGAACTTCCAGTGTGGGTAATGGTTATTTTTACGCGATTGATTTCGATTAAATGTTATCTCATTATATAGTAAATGGGAATCATCGTCTCAGATGATTTTGAAACAAAAAACGGCATCGTGATAGGCAACTATTATGTGAATGTAGATAACATCCAGATTAACAGATCTAATGTACCAGATTTCAAATATGAAATTAACGCTACAGAACAGATATATGTAAATAAATCAAAAAGAGATAACGACAATACGTGTATAATTTCCACAAAGCGTGTCGGTTATACAAGTAATGTCTTATCAAATATTCATGAAGAATTATACACGAAGGTAAAGACAGGTTACACTTCTTACACGGATGATTTATAAACAAATTTCCTCCAAAGTGCCTCCCACTTTGTAAGAACCTGAGTTCCAAGTCCTACGGACTTGTCCCGTATCAAACAAAACCCTTTGGGTTTCCTCCAGTTTAAAAAAACCTCCCCAAATAGTAGAAATGGCCGCGAACGGTAACCTGATCTTTCAGGATACGAACAAGGCTACGTTCGTCGGTGCGAACTCGAATGTTGTCATCGATACGGTAAACGCAAGTTTGGGGGTCGGGGTCGATGTCAATGGACCCACGTCCAATCTCCACGTCGTCGGGAACGCATACGTCACATCGAACCTGGAGGTGGGCACGGACACTCTCGTCGTCGATTCTGTGAATGATAGGGTCGGGATCGGGACGACGAGTCCACTACAACCATTACACGTGAAGGGGAACGGTGAAAACCCTGTCATCTATTTAACTGACGCAATAAATAATCGGTACGCCTCTGGAATGGGGACGCACAACGTTGGCGGTGTGGGTCAACGCCTTGATTTTTATAATGGTGATAGCGGTGTCAACGGAACATCCTTAACTTCGAGTCAGATACGAATGTCTATTCACCATGATGGTGCGGTCGGCATCGGGACGACGAGTCCCATAGATTTACTAGATGTTCATTATCCCACCCCTAGTTATGGAAGTCTTACAGGAACCGAGGAAGGTTCATTGACAGTGAGTGCCGGTGCCGAACATTCCAATGCTGCTGTATATTTTAGAACACCTTTCGATGCCGCAGCACCTGCCAAGAGAGCTATTTTTTCGGATGGTGGCGGCTATAGTGGTGGTAGTTCTGGAGGACTTCACTTCTGTTT